TCAGAATGGGTAGGTTTAACAAGGTCTGAAGTTTTGGACATAGTAGATAGCACTACCCATCCATTAGAGTTTTACCGAGCCATAGAAGCTAAATTAAAGGAAAAAAATGAAACATAAACACGCAGAATTGATTAAAAAATGGGCAGATGGTGCACAGATTCAATGGAAAGACAAAGACGAACAATGGCACGATATGGATGAGCCTTTGTGGTCTGAAAAGCATGAATACAGAATAAAACCAGAGGAAAAGGCAGATTTTGCTATATCAGCTAGGGTTAACTTTAGCCAAAGCAAAGACATAACTAAGGACATGGTTGTTTTTAGTAGAGTTGGAAAGCAAAATGTTGAATTTCTCTTTGATGGTGAGACTTTAGAGTTGAAGGGTCTGAGGAGAATTCCACAATGATTGAACTACTAGAGCAGAGAAAGCTACAACTCCAAGCTATTTACAAAAAATGTCCAGACATTCAAATTGTTTATAGGCTCAGAGAAATAGAGCTAATGACTAAAAGATACAAGAAAAGGCTTGAATCTGAGGTAGATGAAAGTGGCATGAGGCCTGAATTGGAGCAATTAGCCAAGGAGTTAGCATGACCTATGATGATGAAATTGAGGCTAGATTTGAGGAGTTGCACCAAGATTACATCAATCAGAGGGATTTGAGGGCTATGATTGCAGGCAAGGTGCTCTCAGGCCTTATATCTACTTTATATCCAAGCTCCAGTTGGGAGCCTGATGAGATGGTGCAAATGTCTGTAGATTTAACTGACAAGCTATTGGATAGATTAAATGCTTAATTTCATCTGTATTACCTCAATTTTGTTCATTGGAGCATCAGTTTTTATCTGTGTTTGTTGGTCTTATTTTGTATATATAATTACAAAAGAAGAGGATGAAAGACTCCAAAAAGCCATCAAAGAAAACAAAATTCACTTGACAAGAGATAGTGATTTGGGATAATTGAGGCTCCACTTTTTAACTTGCAAGGAACAAAAATGGGATATTATGGAATGGAAAAAGAGCCTAAAGGGGCTAAATCATCAGACAGAACTGGTGAGAAAATGGGTTCAGAGTCTGGCCCAAACAGCACTAAAGGCACAAAAGGCATGACTGGTGAGAAATTACCCAAAGGTGCTACAGCCTCAGATATGTCTGGCGAGAGAAAAGCCAAACTAGTTGGAGGAGTTGGCATGGGCAAGGCTGATAGCATTGGTGCTAGAGACATGAGCCACATGGGTAAAGTTGATGGTAGAACTGGTGAGTTCAACACAGGCTCAAGGGAGTCAGAGTGTTATTCTCATGAGAGAACACCACACATCCAAGATAGCATGTAAAAAGCGAAATACCCCAAAGATTAGTGGTCTAAGGGGTATTTCTAATCAACCCAAATAATAAGGATTTGAATTGACTACCTCAGATTGTAAGACTTGTAAGTATTTCTCCAAACAGAGTTATACAGACATGGGACTCTGTAAGAGGTTCCCAGAGCAACAGAATAAGCACTCCACAGATTGGTGTGGGGAGCATTTAGCTATTAAAGAAACCACAATTACATTGCCAAAACCTGACTTAGAAATAGATCAGACAGAAAAGAAAAAACTTGGCAGACCTCCCAAAAATATAGGGGGACAGGCATGATAACTCCATTAAGAGACAGAATAGCTGTCAGACCCAAGGTTAGAAAGCTCTCAGACATTATTATTGTTGAGAACACAGAAAAGTTTAATGAAGGGACTATTTTTGCAATTGGGCCATTGGTTGACCAAGCAAAAGTAGGTGATTTAATTAAATTTGGAAATGGAACTTACTTAGATTTTCCTATTTTCAAAGAGGCTGATGGTCAAGAATTTCAGATCATCCAAGAGGCAGATATTTGTGCAATATTGGAGGAATAATGGCTAAAACTGGACTTTATGCAAACATCCATAAAAAGCAAGAAAGAATAGCTAGGGAAAAGGCAGAGGGCAAGCCTGTTGAGAAAATGAGAAAGGTTGGCTTCAAGGGTGCACCAACTGCTGAGGCATTTAAACAATCTGCAAAGACTGCCAAAAAATGACTAAAAAACATGACAAACCAATAGAGCACAAGACCACTGGGAAGGGCAAGACCTATAACCCAACAGAAAAGGGTGCTGGGATGACAGCCAAAGGCAGAGCTGAATACAATGCAAAGAATGGGTCAAACCTGAAGGCTCCAGCTCCAAATCCCAAGACAAAGAAGGATGAGGGCAGAAAAGCATCTTTCTGTGCAAGGATGGAGGGGGTTGTGAAAAACGCAAAAGGGCCTGCAGAAAGGGCTAAAGCATCATTAAAGAACTGGAACTGTTAACATGCCATTAAAAAAATCCACATCACCCAAAGCATTTAAAGAAAATATCAAAGCAGAAGTAAAGGCTGGGAAACCAGTTAAGCAGGCAGTGGCAATTGCCTATAGTGAAAAAAGAGAGGCTGAAAAAGCCAAGAAAAAGAAATAAAGGAAACACAAATGTTCAATTTCAAACATGAAGTTCAAGATGTAAACCTCATCATTACAGCTCTAGAACACAAAGCTAGAGATATTCAATTGTTAATCCAAAAGTTAACAAAAGAGGCTAATGCTCAATTACCAACTCAAGCTCCAATAGAGGCAGTTGTTGCTAATCCTGAGACACCTCCAAATAACTAAAAGTTATAAATAAATCAAATATATACTTAAATTTACAATATGGGTGCTCCACTAGGTAATATTAATTCATCAAAGGGAAAATTGTTTCAGGAAAAACTGAGGATGATTCTTTCCCAAGAGCCACATAGAGCTAGGCAAGTTGCTGAGGTGTTAATCAGCAAGGCTGAAGAGGGAGAGCCTTGGGCAATTAAAGAGCTGATGGATAGGATAGATGGGAAAGCAGTTCAGTCCACAACTCTTGAGGATGCGAGTGGAAATGTCATCATGCCTCATCTTCAGGTCACATTTGTAAAGCCAGATGGAGCAGAGTGAACTTAATCAAGCTATTAAAAAGGCTGAGTTTCCAGTCAAGCTCCAGTGCCTGTTTGAACCCTCTAGATATAAATGCATCTTTGGAGGAAGAGGGTCAGCAAAGTCTTGGTCTGTTGCGAGAGCATTGCTCATCTTGGGTGCAAAGCAAGTCCATAGGATTTTGTGTGCAAGGGAATTCCAGAACTCCATATCTCAATCAGTTCATAAGCTATTAAGTGACCAAATAGTAGAGCTTGGCCTAATTGGGTTTTATGAGATAACCCAGTCCTCAATCAAAGGAGCAAATGGAACTGAGTTTTCCTTTGTTGGCCTAAAGAACAATCCACACAATATAAAGTCATACGAAGGGTGTACCATTGTTTGGGTTGAGGAGGCGCAAGCAGTGTCAGCTAGGTCATGGGATATTTTGATCCCAACTATAAGGGCAAAAGACTCAGAGATTTGGATAACCATGAACCCAGAACTGGAGTCAGATGCCACCTACCAAAGATTTATCCTCCACAAGCCTGATAATTGCATCACAACCAAAGTCAACTGGTCTGATAATCCGTGGTTTCCAGAAGTTTTAGATCATGAGAGGAGAACTCTTCAAGCTAGAGATCCAGAGGCCTATAACACTGTCTGGGAAGGATTGTGTAGGCAGACTGTGGATGGAGCTGTGTTTGCAAGGGAAATGCAAAGTGCTGAGTTGGAGGAAAGAATTACCAAAGTCAGATATGACCCTACAAAGCCAGTTCATGCTGTGTTTGATCTTGGATGGGCAGATTCCACAGCCATTTGGTTTGTGCAGTTCATAGCCCAAGAAATCAGGTTTATTAGATATATTGAGGACAATCAGCAGACTGTGAGCCATTATTTGGCTTTGATGCAAACCTTTGGATATGTCTATGACACTTTGTGGTTGCCTCATGATGCTCAGAATAAGACCTTGGCGGCTCAGGGTAGAACCATAGAGGAAATTGTCAGAAATTCAGGGTTCAAGACCAAAATCATCCCAAGAACCAGTATTGCAGACTCAATAAATGCCTCCAGAACCATGTTCAGAAACTGTTTCTTTGACAGAGATAATTGTTATGATGGGTTGCAATGTCTGAGACACTATAGGTATGAAGTTGACCCAGAGACAAAGGCATTTAGTAAAAACCCACTACATGACCAATATTCACATGGAGCTGATGCTTTCAGAATGGTTGCCTTGGGAGTCCAAGAGACTAGACCAAAAAGACCAAAACAAGTAAACTATGCACCACCACAATCATGGATGGCACTATAAATGGCACTAGATCCTCAAGAAACAGACTATGACCCCATCATTGATGAGGCCAAACAATTTCTAAAGTTTGCAAATGATGCAGACACCATGAACAGACAAGAGGCTTTGGAAGATCTCAAGTTTGCATCTGGGGGGGATCAATGGCCTGTTGACTTACAAAACTCAAGAAACTTAGAGTCCAGACCAGTTTTGACTATTAATAAACTGGATGGCTATTGCAGACAAGTAACTAACCAACAGAGACAGCAAAGGCCAAGGATTAAGGTTCATGCCACAAATACTGTGGAGGACGCGGCAGATGCCAAAGTAGTCCAAGGCATGGTCAGGCACATAGAAGTAAATTCCAGTGCAGATAATGCTTATGACAATGCTTATAACTATGCTGTACGCATGGGTTGGGGATATATCAGAGTTGACCATAGATATGTAAGGGAAGATTCTTTTGACCAAGAAATCTACATAGATCCTATTGACAATCCCTTTACTGTTTATATGGATCCCAACTCTATAGCAGTTGATGGCTCAGACCAAGAAAAGTGTCTGATTACATCCATGATGCCTAAATCTGTGTTTAAGCAGATGTATCCAGATGCCCAAGACACTTCCTTTACCTCTAGAGGAACTGGAGACACTCAGTCTGAATGGATTACTAGGGAAGATATTAGGGTTGCAGAATACTTTTACACAGTCAGAGAGAAAGCCAAGCTCTATTTATTGAGTGATGGCTCTGCTAGATTTGCAGATTCCAAGGACTTTTTTGAAAAGATCAAGAGATCTGGGCTAGAAATAGTGGATGAAAGGCCAAGTGTCAAAAAGACCATTAAATGGAAAAAACTGACAGCAATTGAGGTCTTGGAGGAGAGAGATTGGCCTGGCTACTACATCCCAATTGTTCCAGTTTATGGAAGGCATGTGGTCATTGGTGACAAGAGGAAAAAGTTTGGAATGGTGAGGCATGCGAAGGACAGCCAGCGCATGTACAACTTCTGGGTCACATCCATGACTGAATCTGTGGCCTTGGCTCCAAAGGCTAAATGGATCATGGCAGAGGGTCAAGATGAGGGTCATGAGAATGATTGGGCAAGTGCCAACATCAAGTCAATGGCTACTTTGAGATATAAGCAGACTGATATTGATGGGAACCCAGCTCCTCCTCCAACAAGACTTCAGCCAGAGCCTCCTCCAGCAGGGATTATGACTGCCGCTAGTCAGATCAATGATGACATGGCTACTATTATTGGCATTTATGACCCAAGTCAACAGCTCCCAGGCAATATGTCTGGAAAGGCTCTAAATGGTCAACAAATGCAGATTGATCTGACCAATTTTGACCTTTATGACAATTTAACCAAGTCCATAGCCCATATTGGTAAGATCATTTTGGATCTAATTCCTCATATTTATGACACTGAAAGGGTAATGAGGATTATTGGTGATGATGGAAAGCCAGACCTTTTGACCATTAATCAAAGGGATGCAGTTGGAAGAGTCATGAATGATGTGACTGTAGGCCAATATGATGTGGTGATGGAGACAGGCCCAGGGTATAACTCCAAGCGTCAAGAGGCAGTTGAGGCAATGATGCCATTGCTGTCTGGAAATGAGCAATTGTTCAATGCCGCTGCAGACTTGGTGTTCAGGAACATGGACTTCCCAGGTGCTGAGGTGATTGCAGACAGACTTGCAACTCTGAACCCATTAGCCCAGATTGATGAACATTCTGAGATTCCTCCACAGGCTCAGATGGCAATTAAGCAAGCCCAAGCTCAAGTCCAACAGCTCACACAGCANTTACAGGCTATGCAGTTGGCTATGAAACAAAGACAAGATATTGAGCAAGTCAAGCAACAGGCTGAGACACAGAGGGAGTTGATGAGGCANACTGCCAAGGCTCATAACACTGAGTCNACTTTGGAGGCTAGGGTTCATGATGTGAACACCAANGCCATCACAAGTCAAAACAGGTCTGAAATTGAGGCCATCACAGACTTACTTTTNCACAACATGGACACTGCAAGGCTAGAAAGGGAAATAGCAATGAGAAATCAGGAGCAGTACCAAGCAATAATTCAGGCTGACCAATCCATTATGCCTAATCAGCAACAATAATTGACAGTCTTATAATTTTGGGTTATATTGCCCACAAACCTTACTAGTCAGGCAGACTAGGCAAAATACTTGAGGAAACTCATGAGTGATAGACAAGCAAGTAATGTAATTACTTCAGAAAATTCAGGTGATTTTTATGCTAACAAACTTGGTTTAGCTGAGACCCAAAGTCCTGACCCTGCAGAGACTCCCTCACCAGAGGTTGAGCAACCTGAGCTGACAGAGACAAAAGAGGATCAGAGTTTACCAGAGGCACAAGAGGAAACCAAACCAGTAGAGGAAGGTGTCAGAAAGCCAAAACTTGAAAAGAGGTTTGATAAAGTCATCAAAGAAAGGGAACTTGCCAGAGCAGAGGCTCAAAAGGAAAGGGAACAAAGAGAGGCTTTAGAGAACAGGCTTAAAGAACTTGAACAAGCTAGTAAGCCCCAAGTGGCAGAAAACCTTGATAAAGAACCACAGCCTAGTGATTTTACTGATGCATTTGAATATGCAAAGGCATTAGCAAAATACTCAACTGAAAAGGCACTAAAAGACAGAGATATTGCTGAACAGCAAAAGCAAGCAAAGGCAGAGAAAGACAAGGTTTTATCATCTTGGAGTTCTAAGTTAGAGCAAGCAAAGGCTGAACTTCCTGATTATGAGGAAATGATTGCATCATCAGATGTGACTGTTTCAGATCAAGTTAGGGATGCTATTTTGGAAAGTGATGTTGGGCCAAAGATCTTGTATCACCTAGCAGAGAATCCTGAAGTAGCAGAAAAAATTGGCAAGATGTCATTGATTAGTGCTTTGAGAGAAGTTGGCAGATTGGAGGCTAAATTTGAAAAGCCTACAGAAACACAAAAGCCTACTGTTAGAAAGAGCAATGCACCAGCACCTATCAATCCTATTAGAGGGGGTTCTAATGTTGAAGTTCCAATAGATTCAAATGGGAATTTTAATGGCACTCCATCACAGTGGAAAGAACTCAGGAAAGCGGGAAAGATAAGGTAAACAATTTTTAACTTTTTAAAGGAACAGAAATGGCAAATAATTTGCTAACTATATCCAAGATCACCAATGAAGCGTTGATGGTCTTAGAAAACGAACTCACATTTTCAAGTGAAGTTGATCGCAACTATGACGATCAGTTTGCCGTAGTTGGCGGAAAGATCGGCAATACAGTCAATGTCCGCAGACCTGGTCGCTTCATTGGTACAACCGGTCCCGCACTCAACGTAGAGGACTTCAATGAAACTTCGGTGCCGGTCACTCTATCAACGCAGTTCCATGTGGATACGCAATTTACTACGCAAGACCTGGCCCTATCACTCGATATGTTCAGTGACCGCGTATTGAAACCCGCAGTAGCTGCTATTGCAAATAAGATAGACCGTGATGGATTACAGATGGCGGCTTTGCAAACAGCAAATATCGTCGGGACGGCCGGGACACCCCCCACAGGCCTCATCACCTATCTAACTGCTGGCGCATATCTTGATGCAGAAGGTGCACCAAGAGATGGTCGCAGAGCATGTATTGTTGAACCCTTTACATCAGCAACTATTGTTGATTCACTAAAAGGTTTGTTCATGCCGCAAGAGGCGATCGCGGAGCAATACCGCAAAGGCCTTATGGGCCGGGACAGCGCTGGCACAAATTGGAAATTGGATCAAAACGTGGTCAGTCAAACCTTTGGCTCTTACAGTGGAAACACACTCTCTGCTGACACAACAACTGCTACAGGCCAAATTGGTTACTTGAACAGTGGTTGGTCACAGTATTCAACAATCCAAATCAAAGCATCTACAGCATCTACATTGAATGCTGGTGATGTGATTCAGATTGCTGGTGTGTATGCAACTAACCCACAAAACAGACAGGCTTATGGCTCTGGCAAATTGCGTAATTTTGTAATTCAGTCCACTACAACAGTTGGAACTTCAGCTACAAACATTACAGTTAGCCCTGCAGTCATCACTGGTGGTCAGTTCCAGAACTCTATTATTATTGGTACAACATCTTCAACAGCAGTTGTTACACCATTTAACAATACTGGTGTTCTATCTCCACAAAACATGCTTTTCCATCGCAATGCATTTACGTTAGCGGTAGCTGATCTTGAGTTGCCCGAGGGTGTGCACTTTGCAGGTAGAGCCTCTGACAAGGAAGTTGGTTTGTCCATGCGGGTTGTCCGCCAATACACCATCAACAACGATTCAATCCCAACAAGGCTTGATGTTCTGTATGGTTGGGCACCGCTGTACCAAGAGCTTGCTTGCAGAATCGCGGCTTAATCATTAACATTTACATTAAAGGAAATAAAAAATGAGTAATCCCGGACCAGCAACCACAGTCTCAGCACACCCAAGTAATGTCACCACTAATCAGGCTTTGCGCTTGATTGGTGTGGCAAAGGGTGTTAACTTGAATGCAGTTGCATTTACCCCAATCCCTGTTAACAACTCCACAGCATATTTGCCAAAAGAGTTGATTGTTACCAATGTAAACAACAATGGATCAGTGGTAAGTTTGTCAACTAGCACAGCATTAGGCATTGCAACAGTAAACTCTGGTTCACCATCAAGTTTATTTGGTGCTCTAACAACTGCTCAACTTGCATCTTTGTCAACTTCCACACTAGGAACTGCCTATGTAGATTCAAGCTCAACCAGTTTGTCTTATGCTAACCAAACTTTATATGCCAATGTGACAGTTGCATCAGGTGCTACTGGAACTGGTGATGTATATGTTTATGGCTATGACTTTAGCTAATACAGCTTAAAAAAAAGAAGAAAAGCTACTCTCAAAAGGGGTAGCTTTTTCTGTTTTAAACAGTACAATTTCAATTTTCAAAGGAAAAAAACATGCCCTCTACCACAATTGCAAGGGGAAATGCTTTAAGCACTTTCTACATTTCTCCCACATTTTCTAATGCCTCCAACACACTAGCGGCCAACACCACAACAGCAGTTACTTATACAGTGCCAGGCCTCCTGACCACTGATTTAATCATTGTTCAAGGTGTAATTGGTAATCAAACTGCTGGTGTCTTTATCGCAGAAGCTGATTGTTTAACAAACAATGTTTTAACAATTCAGTATGGTAATTTGACAGCTAGTGCATCAGCAGTGCCTGCATCTGGTCAATATGTAATCCAGATCACCAGAGCTGAAGGCCCATTACCAGTAACAGCAGTTTAATTATGGCTAATACCAGTGTTTACAGACCTATAGGCCAGACCTATGCTGTTGCAGTAACCACAACTGCTAGTAATTCTTTGAGCATTGTTCCTGTGGGCAATGACCAAATCAATTACTGTGCATTTTTGAATACTGGCTCTACACCTATTGCCATTTCAATTGCTCCTTTAAATCCTACAAGCATTACTGCACCTTCAGCAGTTTTGCCCACTGCAGGCAACACCTCAACATCATTTGTCTTGGGCATATCTATGTCTCAGCCAACTGTGATTGCAGTGCCTGCAAATGGATTTAATTTGAGTGCAGTTGGGACAGCTAATACTCTATATGTAATGCCTGTGGCAGATCAATCATGACCAATCAAGTAGCTTACACAACTTCTTACAATGTTACTGAGGTAAACAACATTGCTGGTAGTCCCTCCATTCAAACTGGATTTGGAACAAGTCCAACTTTGACAGGAGCTAACACAAAATGTTTCCAAGTAAAGATTGGTTCTGGTGGCTCTACTGGAGGCACTATCACTTTACCAACAGCACCAAATGGATGGTCTGCTCAAGCTAACAATGTATCTGAGGCAAACACTGTTTATTTATTACAAACAGCATTTACTCAGAACTCTGTTACTTTGGCATCATTCAAAAATGCTGATGGTACAAGTGCCACAATGAATGCAGGCGATATTCTGCTTATTAACTGCTTTTCATTCTGATGACTGCTCCTGCCCTAACATCTGACCAAAATCTATTGCCTGTTCAGGCATATTTCAATTTGGATGGTAGTTTCAACACTTTTATAGGGCAAGGACAGCCTTTTTATGCTACTTTTAATCCATCTCAAAGTGGGTTAAACATCACCAATAGCACAATAAATAGCACCACAATTGGACTTGTAACTCCATCTTCTGGTGCTTTTACCTCTATTTCTACAGTTACAGGCACTATTTCCACAACTCCAAGCAATCCAACTGACTTGGTTAATAAAAATTATGTGGATATGTTTGTCCAAGGCTATGCCATCAAAGCAGAATGCCAAGTTGCCTCAACTGGAAACCTTACTTTAAGTGGATTGCAAACCATAGATGGCTATACCACTTTAGCTAATGACAGGATTTTGGTAAAGAATCAAAGCACATCATCACAAAATGGCATTTATGTGGCCTCTTCAGGAGCTTGGTCTAGATCAAGTGATGCAAATACTTGGAATTCACTGATTTCAGCCTTTACATTTATTCAAAATGGCTCAACTCAACAGAATTCTGGTTGGGTATGTACTATTACTAGTGGTGGAACATTGGGAACCACACCAGTGACTTGGAGCCAGTTGGCAAGTGCGGCCAGTTACTTTGCAGGCACAGGGCTGACCCTTTCCTCATACACTTTCAGCATTACTCCAGTTGGCACAGCAGGCACTTATGGTTCTGCATCAACTGTTCCAGTATTTGTTACAAATGCATCTGGTCAGGTGACATCTGTAACCAATACATCTATTAGCATTGCTCCTAGTCAAATTAATGCAACTATTCCTAATTCTGGATTGACTAATAGTTCAATCATTATTAATGGAACTGGCATTAGTTTGGGTGGATCAGCCACTATAACTGCTGTAAATCCAAATGCTTTGACCATTGGAACTGGTCTTTCAGGCACTAGCTACAATGGTTCAACAGCAATTACCATAGCAAATACTGGTGTTTTGAGCTTTTCTGGAGGCACAACAGGCTTTACTCCTAATACTGCCACAACAGGAGCTGTGACCCTTTCTGGCACTTTAAATGTGGCAAATGGAGGCACAGGAGCCACAACCCTGACAGGCTATGTTTATGGCAATGGTACAAGTGCAATGACTGCATCTACAACCATTCCCACATCTGCTCTTTCAGGTAATTTTGTATCCACATTTCAGACTTCTTTGTCTGGATTGACTCCAAGCACTGCAACAACTGGAGCTGTGACACTGGGAGGAACTTTAGGGGTAAGCAGTGGTGGAACTGGAGTAACTGCATCTAGTGGTGCTAATTCTGTGGTTTTGAGAGATTCAAACCAAAATGTATTTGCTAATAACTTTATTCCAAATACCACTACAACCACAGCATCATCCACTCCAATCAATTTAACTGTTGCATCATCTCAGTATCAAATTGTTAATGGTACTGTGACATCACAGACATTTAATATGCCTGATGCCACTACTTTAGTGGTTGGGGATACTTTTTACTTTAACAATAATATTACTTATTCATCTGTACAAATTAATGCACATGATGGATCTACATCACTTTTGGCATTACAGGCTGGGGGGGCCTCGCACCTAATCCTCCTCAACAATGGCACAACAAATGGCACTTGGGATGTTCACTCTTATGTTCCAAGCACAGCCTCTTGGGGAACTGCAACTCTAAACTTTAATACTTCAAGCAGTATTTCTGGCTTAGTTTCTTGGCAAGGTAATTTAGTTGGCCTATCTTATGGTGGAACTAATGCTAATTTGACAGCCTCTGCAGGATCAGTGGCTTACTCCACAGCCTCTGCAATAGCTTTGACTTCTGTTGGCACAAGTGGTCAGTTTTTACAGTCAAATGGCACAGGAGCACCTACTTGGGCAACTCCAGTAAGCTATGCCACAGTCACTGATGACACTACCACTAATGCAACCAGATACCCATTATTTGCTAACCAGACCTCTGGAAGTTTAAGTACAGAGTACACAAGTTCCACAAAACTTCAGTACAACCCAAGCACTGGTGTTTTGACATCCACATCATTTACTGGTTTAGGCACTGGACTCACAGGCACAGCCTCAAGTTTGTCTATTGGTGGAAATGCCTCAACTGCAACCAGTGCTACAACTGCCACAAATTTGGGTGGTGGAGCTAATGGATCTTTGCCTTACCAAACAGCATCTGGAACCACAACATTCTTATCTGCAAGCACAAATGGCTATATTTTGACTTTGGCTGGAGGGGTTCCCACTTGGGCAACAGCTCCAGTATCAGGGATAACCATTACAGATAATACTAGCTCTAGTTCTACTTATTACCCAACTTTGACCACTGCCACAACAGGCACTATCACTGGGGAAACAACAAGTAGCACTAAATTAAGCTATGTTCCTAATACAGGAATATTGTCAGCCACAGGGTTTACTGGTGCTCATAATGGAACTGTTGGGGCAACAACTCCTACAACTGGAGCATTTACTACAGTAAGTGCATCTGGTACTTCCACTGGAGCAGAGGTTATTGCCTCAAATGGTCTTTTTGTCAACAATTTAACAATTGGCACAAGTTACACATTGCCATCTGGTTATTCAGCTCATTCAGTTGGGCCAGTATCATTAAGTAATGGAGTAACAGTTACAGTCCCATCTGGTAGCAGATGGATTGTTCTATAAAGGAAAAAAAATGGGAACCTTAGTCTTTCAGCAAACCAGTGGGGGAACAGTCAATGTGGTGGCAAACAACACCACAGGAACCTACACTTGGACATTGCCTGCAGTTACTGACACATTTGTAGGGGTAACAAGTACACAAACCCTGACAAACAAAGGTCTAACAGCTCCAGTTTTAGGGAGTTGGACTACCTCCACAAGGCCAAGCTCTCCAAGTGTGGGTCAAATTGGCTTTAATACCCAAACAGCAATGTATGAGGGCTATACAGGATCTGGTGGTTGGGGAGGCTTGGGAGGAGCACAGGCTAGTGGAGCCATACAAATAAATAACAATTCAATTACATCTAGCTATACAATCATGTCAGGACAAAATGGGCTATCAGTTGGGCCTATTACAGTCCAATCTGGCTCAACAGTTACAGTTTCTAATGGACAAAGGTGGGTGGTTTTATGAGTACAACTTTAGCAGCAGGAACAGCCACAAGTGGCGCAGCGTTATCTTCTGACACTTCTGGAATACTTGTATTACAAAGTGGTTCTACGCCTACAACGGCAATGACAATTGGAACAAACCAAGTAGTTAATTTTGCAAATACACCAACAATTGCGGGTTCAGCTTTTGCCCCCACTTCAATTGCAAATGGAACATCTAATGTAACAATTGCAAGTTCAGGCGGTTCAATATCTGTTTACCCAGCGGGAACTGAAAACGGTAGATTTGCATCAGGCAGATTTTATTGGAGTAATTCAAATTCCTTTAGCAATATTGCAGATTGTTTATTTAACGTTTCTGGTACTTTTGGTGGTAATAGAGGTTTTGGGTTAAATGCCACAGACACAACAACTACTGCTGACATGATGTATTTTCAGTTATCAGGTTCAAACAAAGGTTATATAACAAGTACATCTAGCGGTACAACATATAACTCTACATCTGATTACAGATTAAAAACAAACGTTCAACCCATGACTGGTGCTTTAGATAAAGTAGCACAACTTAAACCAGTTACTTATACATGGATAGAAACTGGAATACAAGGCCAAGGTTTTATTGCACATGAATTACAAGCAGTTATTCCTGAAGCAGTTACTGGAAATAAAGATGACCTTAACAAAGATGGAACACCCAAATACCAAGGGATTGATACATCATTTGTTGTTGCCACTTTAACCGCAGCAATTCAAGAATTAGAAGCAAAAGTAACGGCACTACAACAGAAAGTAGGGGTGTAATCATGGCCTTTGGAAACCTTAACGTAGACACCATCACAGGAAGTGGTGCAAGTAGTGTCATAGTAAACAACGGTACAAATAACGTTGCTGGGTTTACTACTGGTAACAACTTACAAATGCTACAAAATGGTGGTGGCATAGTATTTAGTAATTCCTCTGCG